TCCGATATCGCGATAAAACCAGATTTCACAATAAGGATTCCATCAAAATCCTTATTCTCGTCATATTCTTTTTGGTTATGGATTTCCAGAGTTTTCATCGCTTCCTCCCTCCTCAAAAATTGCCCGATGGTCGGTCGGGCTCCAGCCTTCGCGGTAATCTGTCTCACATGTCGGGTCGGTATTGCTCGCCCGTACCCTGATCTGCTTCATCACCCCTTTCGCCCATTCGGGGCAGCCAGGGCGGTCGCGCGTGATCAGCTGCGCGGGGTCGATCATGTCATCGTTCATATTGTTTGCTCCTTTGCCAAAAGCGCTACTCGATATGCCTCATTGATATCGACCGCCCGCTCGGTGGATCCGCCGGTGTCCGGATGCTCCTGCATCATGAGCCGACGATAGGCGGTCTTGATTTCCAGTTTCGTGGCGCTTCCATTGCGACGATTCGCCTTGCCCGTTTTGTGTTTCTTCGACTCGGCCCGCCGAATGCGCCTTTCTGGTTGTGATTGGGGATATGGATCTCGCCATTGCCGCATATCGGCAGGGCGTGAATCGGCATTTTGTCCCACATGTTTCCCCCTCTGCGGCGTAGTGCTCACGCTCGCCACGTCATGGTACCAGTCTATCACGTCTTCCGCCATTTTGCAATAGATTTTTGCCATCATCTGTACCTTTTCTCGTTCGCTAGCCGGTCGGTCGCCGCCATGGCTTCGCCCTCGTAGCCCTGCAAGAGCTTCGCCCGCTCATCGATCCGCTCTTTGCGCGCGACTTCCTCGACCCAAAAATCCTTGCCCCGAGTAGCGCGGTTCTCGCGGTACCGCTGGATTTGCTGCGAGTACCATGCCTTCGCCTCGGGGCTCGCGTCGGGTCCGTAGTAGCGCATCTGCAAAGTCCATTCGTGGTGAAATCCACATCGCGGGCAGTAACAAAAAACATGCTTGTCGAGCGCAGTATCATCATTAGCATGGTATGCGAATTTGTACCGATACCCGCATGAGGCGCAATCGACATCAATGGCAGGGATATAAACACTTTCCTTGAACGGAATCCCCGAGGCTCGACATATTGCTGCTACCTCTTTCACGCCAGCCGGGTCCTTCGGAGCAAACTCCTCTTGCAGTCCATCGAGTAGGCGGTCAAGGTCGGGCTCGGCAATGTGACTCACGAATGCCTCGACCTTGCGCTTGACGACCGTGCTGCTACGAGTGTAATAGCCGGAAAACTCTGCCATGAATGCAGGGAGCGTCATTCTTCGCCTTCATCCTCATATTCATCGGCCTCCGAATAGTCGATGACGCCTTTGAATAAGTCTTCATCGTCATCGACGACATTCCATTTCGCTTCGGCAAGGTTCTTGACGGCCTGGTGATAGTAGCTCGGTTTCAGTTCGATACCGACCGACTTGCGCCCATTGATATAGGCACCGTAAACCTCCGAGCCGACCCCCATGAATGGCGTTAAGATGACTTCGCCGGGATTCGACCAGAGCACGGCCGCGCGCTCGATCACGTCGAGTTGCAACGGATGGATATGCTTCTCGTCCTCGGCGTCGCGGGCAGGCTTGTAGGGAAGCACGCGGTCAAGGCGCACATCATCCCAAAATGCTGACGCATACTGCCGCCATATCCAGTGCGAGAAGCGGTTCTCAGTCTGCTTTCCGGTCCAGCCTTTGTACTTCAAAAGCTCCTCGGGCATCTTGCGCTCACCTGCATATCTCGAGAGTCCATACGGGTGCGCAATCGGGACGGGATTTTCGCCCTTGCGTCGGAACACGAGGAGATAGTCGGCGCTTGCCACGGTGCACCGACTCGAATCATCGACGATGGTTTTATGGGCGAGGCTTTTCGTCATCGTGCGATTGCGGACTGTCAAGGGCTCTTTCCAGACGTGGTAGCGGGCGACATAGGACCAGCCCTCGCGTTCATGGAGTCGAATGATGTCGCCAGGAAAATCCATAAGGCTATCGGACTTCCCGTTATTCGAGCGCGGGACATCCATGCAGTGCACGCACGTCATACGGCCGGGCATCGTGACACGGAAAAGCTCCTTGACGAGAAACTCGTATTGCTTGAAAAACTCTTGATAATTGCGGGCATTCGAGAAATCCCGTTCGCTTGAAGAATAATGATAGAGCGCCCCACCTGATGGCGTCGCAAACGGCGGAGAATAGATCGAAAGATGAATCTTCCCCTCGCCGAGTTTCGGCAGCACTTCGAGAGCATCACCGTTGTAGATTGCGTATTTATCCGTGATAAGCTGATCAATCACACCCATGATGGGATTTCCTCCGCTTTCGTAAAATTGTTCTCGCGCTTCAATGCGAGCGAATTATTCATTTCCGCCACAAGTGCGGAAAACATTTTGTCGGCGGCAATCGCCTTTCGCCTCATATTTTCCTTCACCCCGATTTCGCCCTCACTTGCAATGAGGTCGACAATGACCGGACGTTTTTGTCCGAACCGCCAGAATCGCCGGACAGCTTGGTAGTATTGCTCATAGGAATGCGAGGCGAAGGTCACGGTATGCGCACAATGTTGCCAGTTCATGCCCCACGCTCCGATCTTCGGCTTTATGATAAGCCCTCGGATCGAACCATCGACAAACCCCATATAAGCGGCTTCTTTTTCTTCCTCGCTATCTTTACCCGAAACCTGCGTAAATTCGGGGAGCATTTTCGCGAGAAGATCGCCCTCGTCATTCAGATGGCACCATATCACGGCTGGCTCGGAAGTGTTTACTAATTGAGCCGCGAGTTCGCACCGCTCTTCGATTGTTCTCCTTCGTTCTTCCCGTTCCTCGGCAAAGTTTCGCGCAGGGACAGCAAAGAGCATGTCGGGAGCGGGCATTCTCGTCTCGACGATATGTTCATTCTCGATAAGCGGGGGGAGAATGAAACGCGAATCGTCGAACCCGAGATCGGAGGGTTTGCGACAGGCTCGCGCCCAGGAACAGACCCAGCGCCAGAATGCTTCCTCGGCATGACCCTTGAATCGCCACATATTTTTAGTCCCGCCCTGACTGCGCCATTTTGTGTGCATATCGCTCGTATTTTGGTCGTTCTTGAAGAATCGATTGAGCATGTCGATATGTCCAAGTTCGCCGAGTGCTTCGGAGGAAGTGCCTAGCTCGATATAATCATTCGGCGCGGCCGTCGCAGTCCAGAGTGAGCGATAGGGGACCGTGCGCATGAACTCGGTAACCTCGGCCCGGTGCTTGCCGTCAAAGCTCTTGATCGCGGATGATTCATCGCACACGACCCCGCCAAAAGCTGACGGATTGAAATAATGAAGGCGCTCATAGTTCGCAATCACGACCTGCGCTTTCCCCTCATATCCTGAATCGTGCGGGCGGTATGCCGGGATGCCGAACTTCTCAGCCTCGCGCAATGTCTGAACGCCGACCGCGAGCGGTGTCAAAAGCAGAACGGGCTTATTCGTCTCTTCGATGATATTCTGCGACCATACCAATTGCATCGGGGTTTTCCCAAGCCCGGTATCGGCAAAGATCGCAGCCTTTCCCTTCTCGACCGACCACTCGATCAAAGCTTGTTGGAAATCGAAAAGCCATTCAGGGAGGAATCGGGGAGTAAATCCGTACTTCCCCCCGATCTGCCGCTTCGATTCTAGAAACTCATTATACGTCAAGTTGACCTCCTTTCATCATGCGATTGTATCATCGATATGCCCTTGCCTCTTCCTCGGTATAGCCGTCTCGTATCATAGCCTGAATCATCGCCTCATGCTTGGCTTTTTTCTCGGCTTCGCGTGCGAGCATTTCGGGAGGGATGACATCCTCGGATTTCCTCGATACCTGCATCTGCCCGTATATCGTGGTGAACTGCTTGCGGAGCTTAGCCCCCGAGATCACGTTCGGCGCCCAGGAAAAGCCGGAGCTCGTCGGCTCCATCGTCTTGGCGTAGGTAATCACCGCCTCGATATCCTGCCAGTCACGGCCATCGATTCGATGCAGCTTGTCGATATCGTGAGCCCATGCGTCGACTTGAGCATCGGTGAACTTCGCCTTGGCATCGACATGCTCATGATGGAGTCGTTGAAGAAGATCGGCTAGGTCATAGGCTTCGATAGGGAGTGATGGTTTATCGGGGGATGGCGAGGACTCGGTAGAGTCCGAACGCTCTTTATTTATATCTGTGTTTATATCTGTGTTTATAATTGGTATAGGTTCGCCATTTTCTGCAAATGGATTTGCCATTTCCGCGAAATCCATTTTACATTTTTGTATAATCGAATACCCCACTTTTGTAATTGCAAACCATTTGGTTCGATCATAAGAATTAGCATTATAATTCCCTGTAACTAAAATACCCTGCTCAATCAGCGAGGCTAATGCTGACGATATCTGCCTTGTACTCATGTAGGGGAAAAGCTCTGAGAAAGCCCGAACACTGTTGTAGGTCCATGTCAACCCATCATGCTGGTGCTTCTCATTGGCCCGGTTTTTGTCTATCCAATAGGAAATGTTCTCCAATAAAATTGCCTGATTCACTCCGAACTTTGCGGCAAGCGCCACATCGAAGCAATGATTCATATATCGCCTCCAATTATGGGCTTGAAGCATGTCAGATGCCCATTGTCAGAAATGCCGAATAATCCGAGATCGATGAATCGATGCATGATTTTCTCGACTAAAACGGTATCAGCATGGGTCCATGAGGCTATCAAGCTGGCATCGTGCTCAAGCTCGAAGGTGAGATCGTCCGAGTCCGTCTTGCTCGCGATGAGTTCCAAGCAATAGAAATAAAGCCCATACCCAGGGAGCCCGAACTCGTCGAGGATCTTAGCGACCTTTGCATCACGCGATGCGGTGCCGGAATGTTTGAACCACTTCATCTACCATTCTCCTTCTCCTCAAGGTTAGCGATGTTTCTATAGAAGACCATTTTTTGAGAACTCCGGGAGAATGTCTGTCTTGATATTTTGATATATCCAAGCTTCACTAGTTGAGAAATCCAGGTTGATATGGACTTCGTAGAGACCTCGTAAAGCTCCGCGAAATAGGCATTTGTCGCGCAGCAATAGTTCTCTTTGCCACAGAGACACGTGATCTCCCCATAAAGGAGTTTTGCACTTGGCGTGATCCGTTTGTCATAGCGGACTGTTGCTGGTATGGCCGCATAGTATGATGGCTTAGGCTCTTGTTGATTTATCATGATAAAAACTCCAGGTTCTCAGTTGATGACAAGGACTCTAAAGAGTCCGGCAAAAAGAAAAGCCGCCTGTGATAGCTCCCAGCAGGGATTAGGGTGGTGACGGCCACCCTGCTATCACAAACGGCTCTTAGAATAATGCCCCCGTCAAGGCGCATCGTCAACATTCTGCCGCATGCTGACGAGAGAATAATAGCACGAATTGCAACGAGTGTGCTAGATTATTCGCCGATATCTTCACGAATCCATCGATTGATCTGAGGGATAACCCGAGTTCGCCAAGCATCGAGCTGACATGCAAGGACAACGGCTTGTTTCCTGACGGTCCCATCCAGACAGTTCGTCTCGCGCACTGTAAGATATCCGGCATCGATTGAATCCTGAGAAGGCATATCGGCTTTTGTCAAATATCCGTGCTCGCGTAGGTACGGGAAAACTTGCGTCTTTGGGTGAAGTCCGAAATGTTTCGCGGCATCCGTGATGCTCATTGTCTGATCTGATCTCATGAGTGCATCAAACCCCTCGCACTTCGGCGTAGCGATGGCAAGCTCGGCTCGAAGGCGCTCGGTCTCCGAAGTAAGCCAGGCCATAACATCGCGGGCCTTCTCAATCATATCGAGCTTAGTGACCGCCGAATCAACCTTACTTTTCAAAGTAAGGGTCCTTGGAGCAAGTGCATCCTTGACTGCCTTAACTTGCGATTCATCAAGCAGCAAAGCGTGGCTGGAATCCGGTCGGATTTCAATCCGAGCGATCTTTCCCTGGGATTCGAGAGCCCGCGCTACCTTTTGGATCGTGTCGGACTGATATCCGAGCGCTTCGGCAACCTGTGCGACAGTCATTACCTTGCGGGTACACGCAAGGTCTGCCGCCATGCTTGGTAGTACTATGCCAAACTCGGAATGCTTTTCGTCCATATCGTTCACTCCCAAATAAAAAGGCGCTCACGAGTCCCCCGGCAAGGTTCGACGGTGCCATATCCCGTCTGGACTCGTAAACGCCTCTCGAATAATCACCGTATGGCGGTGTCTACGTCAATATGTTGCCGCATATCGACACAATGATAGTACACTGAAACTATGCGCCCGTCAAGAGATTGCAAAGAGCGATAGTCAGCATGTCACGATACCAATTCGCTTCTCGCTTGCTTCTTGGCTCGCATACGAAAAATTGCTGAACGCCAATTTTCAAATATGCACGATATCCCCCATCACAACGCACAAGCCCCGTGTATTTATCTTTGATCGATTTCGTTCGAGCTTTATCATTCATCGGGGGCTTCCTCGACAGGTGGCGGCATTGACGAGTCGTCACGCTTGGCGCGGATAGCGAAAACTATTCGATTGAGTTCGCGGCTGATATAGTAAAGCTGTCTGCTAAGTTCCCAGATCGCTTCCTTGACTTCGCGAGCTGTCTTTCTCGGAAGGTCGAGGAGATAAATCCTGACAAGCAGATTCCGAAGCTTTTGAAGATCCATTTCCCTCCCCTTAGAACGCCACTTCCGTCTCGTCCCTCTCCTCGATATAAAAATCGGTTACAGCAGTCGCTACGATTATTCTTATCCTACCATTACATACTATTTGTATATATGCCAATTCCGACATACTCGGTAAGCCGTCAGCGATTGCAGATTCAGCTTCCTCCCGATACCCTTGCTTCCAATCTGAATTAATGCTTGATCCATTAACCAAATTGTAGTGTACCCGTATTTCCATCTTATCCTCCTATTCAGCCATCGCGCCCGCTAGGCATATCGCCTCAACGTGGACCGTGACGTAGACCGTAAATGGCGTCCGACAGGATTCACATACTGTCGACTTCGCCTCCAATGGCCCGTCATGCAGCTTGCCGCAGAGATGCGACTCGTAGCCCTGACCACATGCGGGACACGCGAACTCATAGCGCTTGCCTTGCCGAATCATCGCCAGACCCCAGGGATTCCCTGCTCAAGCCCTGGCGCATCGATCAAAAGCAGACGTCCCGTGATCGAGTATCGGCGTGGTAGGTGCGACTCGCGCGGAGCAACCTCGATGATCTCGCCGCCTTCTTCCTCGCTATAATCCATCGAGACGGGGATGCCGAGATAGATGCTGCGCTCGCGCTCGCACGCATAGCGGAGACCTTGCTCGCTCCCTTTGCCGTCTGTCATCTGCTGCAAGACCTGCACGCCCTCGCGTAGAGTCGCGCACTTGATCCCGTCGATGGTGCATGGCCTTCCCGCCATGCCCGGTCTATTCCTGATCTGATCCATGATTATGCTCCTCTATCTGTTGTAGTAGTTTCTGACATGCGCCTGGGTTGTTCCCGATGTTCATGCGGTCATTGCAGCGCCCCGGATGCGTGACACAGACATTGAGCGGGTGGTCAATGATCTCCGAGCCGTACTTGCGACGGAAGGCGACGGTGTTCGCAATCCTATGCGCGAGTTGGAACTCACACGCGAGCACTGGCCGGCCGCATGCCTGGCATATCCCATGGTCCCGATAATAGATTGCCCACCGCTCATCGCTGGTCATAGTTTGCCCTCCGGTTTGGCAAGGATGGCGGCGCGTTGTTCAAAAATGTTTCGCATGACGACTCGGCGGGGGCCATGTTGACGATTTCATGGATGGCAAAATGGAGATATTTCTCTAGTTCTTCGCGGTTATAATTGCCCATCTGTCTTCCCTCCTTATTCCCCCAGATCTTGCATCCCCTCAAGGATGTCATAAAAATGCTGCGTCTTCACGCCCGTCTCATGCATCTCGGCAATAAGCGCGTCAATCGTCCGCATTCGCTCCCGCTTACTGTAATCGGCCCAGCTCTTGAGTCGGCCACGCACAAGCTCGCGCAGATCAGGATCGAGTCGGATAGCCTCGGGGATATCCTCGTACCGCTTTGCCTCTCGGATGCGGGCCTTACCATCGATGATCTCGGCATAGACATAGGATTCGAACCCAGCTCCAAGTTTGCGCTTGATCATGTTGCGGAACTCGGCGAAAGTCGCACCGCCATCATAGCCCGATCCGGAGTATGACCAGCAGCGCGAGCGGTAGTATTCCATTACCAATGCATGGAAGGCCCGATTCTGCGCACCCGTCCCATTGACGGCACTTTCCAAGCTGTACTTGCATCCGGTCTCAGGTTGATCCTCGGAGTTGCAAATATATTCGCCGGGCTCGGTGATCGTGATGGTCATGACATCGCCTTCAATCGCTCGCGAAAAAGCCGAATACCGTCTACCATTTCGCTTGTCGATATCCAGTCCTCGCGATAGCTTATGTCCGGCCTGAGATAGAGGAGCAATGCTTTTTCAGCCTTGTCGCAATAGGCGTAGATACTCACCTGTGCCTTGTGCCATGCCGCCTTGACCCCGCTCTTGATATCAACGACCGTTCGTTTCCCGTCGATCATCGCGATAAGATCGGGCCGTCCCGCGAATCGTCTACCGTCGATTGTCCCCTCTAATAGATATGGCGAGGCCTTTGAGTCAATGACGATCCACTTCGGAGCTCGGGCCCTACACCAGAGCGCGAATGCCTCGATATAGGGATCGGCCGGCCACTGACTCGAATCTCGCGCATACTCGGCGCAAAGCTCATGTATCTCCGTACCACGCTCCGCCGAACCTGGCGTGTAGAAATGAGATGAGGGCGACAGCACTTGAGTAACCGAGGGGATGATATCCATCCCGTCATGGTAGATGTGCCAATCGTCCTCATACTCGATCATCTATCTCCGCCCCTGCGTCGTCGTCTTTTCGACCACGATTCCCGGTATCTGCATGGTATCTTTCTGCGTCCGTGCCGCCGAATTGAGCGCGACCATGTTCGCCTCAAGATAGGCGAGCGGTTGCGATCCGGCAGCGACAGCCTTGACAAGCGCCATGAGGTCGACGACCTTCGCCGAGTAGCTATCGCGATAGAAAACCCCGTCCGCTTTTTCGACAATCGGCGCAGCGACCCTCTCGACGATAATCGGCTCACTCAGGGCCGAATCGGCTGCGTCGTTCATCCCAAGTCGTTCGAGCATTTCGGCTTCGGCAAGCCGTTTTTCCTCGGCCTCTTTGCGGGCCTTTTCCTCAGCTTCTTTCCTTGCGGCCTCGGCCTTTGCTTGCTCCGCGCGATACCATGCGGTCATCTTCCCATCGACAAGCCGATTGGCCTGCTCGATAGGCGCAGTCATTGCATTTTTCTCTGCGATAGCCTGCTTGTGCCCTTCATGCCACCTCTTGATATTCGGGTCGCAAAACCCGTCTATCTCCCAGAGCAGAGACGTGGCCGTTGCGCTGAAAGCGTTGGCCTTGTCATAGCTCTCGCGGTCGATGACGACCATCGCCTGAGCTTCCGTCAAGATAGCGACCGCCTTCGTCTCGATCTCTTGCTTTTCCATTTTCCCTCCTAGAATATGGGCAATTCGTCTTGCATCTTGTCCATGAGCAACCCTTGATACTCGCTGACAAGAGAGATCACATAGTCAAGCGTCGCTTGCGTCGCGCCCTTGGCCACTTCGAGCTTCGCCTTGAAAAGCTCTTTTTCCTTGTCGTTGAAAAGGTCCTTGTCGGCCTTCCGCGTTTGGAGAATGTCGACGAGCATCGCCACTTTGGCCTTGATCTGATCCCGAAGTGAGTCGGTCGATTGGGCATCGACAATATCGGGCGACGGTTCGGCAGCTGGCGGCTCATGCATGGTACGTGGCTCGTTCGCGGCGGGCTCGGTAACGTTGCGCTCGGGCCGGATATCGACGATCCGGTCGCTGAAATCCTGGACCTCTTCGACGGTATACATGCGAGAGAGACAAGCGGGATAGACTGCCCTGACGCCCTCTGCCACACACCGAGCCGCGAGCATTTGCGCTGGGTACTTCATCCACATATTCGGGCTTCCATCAGAGTTTTGCTTTGCCGTAAGTCCGGCCTTCTCAGCCCTGTCCCATGTCCATGATATCTCAAGCCGCCCACCTTGCGGGTGAGTAAATACGGCTTGCGCCTCGGTGTCAGTGCGTTTGATCCATTGGACCGATCCGCCCGATGACTGGAACCGCGCGAGCGCCGCACGAGAATTGATCGCGGGCCTTCCCTTGATAATGTCGTATTCCTGCGCCGCTATGGCTGGATGGATTCCCTCAGCCTGGGCGATCAACATGAGGGACAGTATTTGATCAGCCGACTTACCGAACATCCCCGTCTTGCCCATGACAAGCGCCATTTCCTTCATCTCGTTGAACGGAATCAGCGCCACCGATTTTTCTTCGCTCATCTCCCTCCCTCCTTGCTTGCGGCCTGGACCGCCTCTATGATCTCCCAGATCGGAGTCTTGTCCGTGGTCTGGGCGGTGAAGCGCTTGTCATAATCGCGGAGGTAGTCCATGAATGCCGCTGAGTCTACCCATCGAAGGCTATCAAAAGTGCACTCTTTCCCATCGTACATTACTATCATTCGGGTGCCGTATACCCCGACCGTTTGAACTGCCATGATCTCCTCCTAGATTTGTCGCTCGATTTGCTCGATGATAAGCTCTTTTGCCCATCCCGATACTACCTCCGTGATATCGACCGCATCCGTGCCGCTTTTGACCGTGATCTCGTCGATCTTGATCCAGCCGTCCTCTTGAGAGACGCGAACATGGAGATTGACCCCTCGGACCGTGACATCGTAGTCGTAGTTAGCGAGCATCATTTCCAATCGCCTCCTCGCATGATGTCCTCGGGCGTCGTCGACGCGTCGATGGGGCGCATGCGGGCGATGTGGTCGTACCCGTAGTCATCGACATATACTTTTTCATCGTCGCAAAAATCATATAGCCCGACGTGGAGCAATCCTCCATCGTTCCACGCTATCACCTGCTCGCCTTCTTTCGGCTCCCACGGCACGGGCTTGAGGACGGGCTGGACGTAATTGTACCAGCACGAATCAGTACCCTCATCATTCATAATGAGGAATGGCTTGGATGACGTATCACTGGTTCCTAGCCAACCTTCATCATAATTGTCGACGAGCATAGCTTCACTGTAGCTCGCCCTCACTTTGATCTGCTGCATCTTGCCTCGCGCCCACTCGGGGCAGCCGGGCGGGTCGCGCGTGATCAACCGCGCGGGGTCGATCTCCAAATCGTCAATCTTGTCCATCTATAGCCTCCTCTATCATCGTATCCAGATCACGGTGCTCTAGCTCGCTCATGATCGCCCTACACCGAGCATGCATCATCATCGCCTCATGGCCCGACATACCGAGCGCGGCGTCATGCAATGTCTGCAAAGCACGGGACAGGGCGGGGCTTGATATACGTGCTAGGTCGCTGATCTGGTCCATGTCGATAGTCTATCACATACTATGGGAGATTGCAAGAGATTTTTGCGAGATTTACAGATTCGGCCATGGCGATCAAAATGTCGCGAAAAGCGGGAGGGGTCGCGGCGCGCTCACGGTGCGATAAGCGCTGAACAGTCCCCGTCTTGATCGCTTGGCGGCGTTCCTCTGCGCTATGATATCCTTCATCGAGTCGGATTCCCGCATTGCTCGGACTCCAGTATAGTCGCGGCAGATGGGCCCCGAAGGCATATAACCATGTCGCCTTTCGTGCCCGATGACCGTAGTGGCCCTGCTCAACGCAGCAGACAAATCCGCCATCGAGGCATGGTATCCATCCAGCCCCGCGCCCTGGACAAGGAATATGGTATTTTTTGAAAGCATGCGATCCCTCAGGATGCTCAAGCACCCCTCCCCATTTCCTGACACTCTCCAGGGCTGAGGCAAAGCATCCGCCATCATCTCCAAGTTGACGCTTGACCTTCGCCGAAGGCCCACCGCCCCAATATCGTCCCCATCGTTTACAAGGCGGGTGCGCGACGACAGGCCAAGGACCATCATAGAGCCTCGCATCTCGGGCCTCGTCCCACGGGTCGACATTCGGCAAGCCAAAATAGACACCGTTGGTTTCGACAAAAAGAGCCGCTATCATAGCCTACCCTCTACTCGATTGACATACCACATAATCGCGCCATGAGCGCGAACTCCGCCGATTCCCTGACGATAGGCTGCGATAGCGAGCCGCCAGGAACCGAGCGCCGCATAGTCGTCCTGCAAAATCCGGGCAGCGACATACGCCGCCTGGTAGGGATCGCGGGGATCATACTCGCCATAGGACCGGGCGCGAAGGTCGTGGAACCGCTCATTGAGCTGGAACCGGCCTATCGATATTCCATCGTCGCCGACAGCGGTATCCCGCTCATCACTCTCGACCATCGCGATAGCCCGCAAGAGTTCGGGCCTGACATCGGTTCCGACGCATGCCGCGACGTAGGCCAATGGCGGCGGGTGAAGCGGTATCGCATGTGCCAGCGGGGAAAGCATGAGGAAGAGGGATAGAAGCATCGCAGACCTCCCGTAGATTGCCCCATCCTGAACAAACTGTACACCTATTGCGTCCAAACGGCTTCGGCGCATATTCTGTCATCCTCGGGCAACCCCTTGTTTATAGCCCCGATATCGCGGACCACAAGTTGGCGCATAGCCTCCGCGAGATAGTTCGACCTCGCATATTTACCCTTCAGCCCTCGGTTCTCGGCGAGCATATCGATCAGATCGACCTGCGCTTCGGACAGGCTCGTCTGGACACTGACCTTGCTGGCTCCATTGGTCGGAATCATCTCTCTGCTCGGCGGCATAATACCTCCCATGCCTCACGCGCTCGGGCCTCGCCCGTCACGATCTGGCCATCGATAAAATAGGCCGCAAAAAATCGCTCGAACCCCTCCTGCTTTGCCGAGCCGCTCCGTATCGCCCATGAGTTACCATGTTTGATGAGGCGATACTCGGTCCCATCGATGATGGCGGATTCGATGATCGGATCTTTCATGGCTCATCGTCCCGGTTGATCTCTTGCCACGACTCGCGGAAACTCGACGAGAGTGCCAGCGGCCAGAGTACGAGAATGCAAATCACGATGACAAGACCGATAACGATTGACCCGACGAGCTCGGGGATGTGCTCACGAAGTGGAAGCTTAGCGATCATCCCCGCCTCCGATTATAGCCGACTACTCGGCGCACGGCCTGGATAGCCTTGTATGTGAGATATGCCGCCAAGGGCAAACCGATGAGCAGCTCGACCGCGAGAGCATAGGGCCGCATGTCGATCATGGCTCGCTCCCATAATTGCGCTGCATCCACAGCTCCCGCCCGCCCTGGAACCGCTCGGCCTCGTCGGTCGAAAGCGAGGAGACGAGCAGCGCCGAGAGCCGCGCGGGATCGTTCGTCTGGTTGACCCCCTCATGGCGATGCTTGCACCGCGCTCCCTCGATGATGAGGTCGTAAAGGTTGGCATAGTCTTCGATCTGCATCACTCCTCCTTTAGCCGCTGGCCACGATTGTACATCTCGATCCCGAGCCGGATGAGATACCCCCCCGTCTCAGCCATCGAGCCGCGTCTACCGATCCCCGACTTGGGGCCATCCGAGTTGTACCGCTGCACCGATATCTCGGCCAGCTTAGACTTGCTCCCGTCGTCCAGCAGGACGGGGAAGTATTTTGTCTGTCGCTCACTCATGTGGATAGTATATCCTATAATGGAGGATTGCGCAATATATTTTTACATCTAGCACTAGCACTTTCGCGCCATTTCTCGCGACGCAAAAGTCCAGACGATTTCCACCTCTTTTTGTTGACAAACCTAACCGCATAGGATATATTATAGGTAGATAGTGAGTGAGGAGGACGAGATGAAGATAGCGTTGGTGCATGACCACTACAATGACCAACACCTTGACGCGGTTATTGCTAAGATGCGCACTCTCGGGGCTCCGTCAATCCATGCGGTTTGGATGGATTGCTACGATTGCTACGCCGCCCTCGAAGGTTGTCATAGGGTCCGCGCGGCGAAAGAGCTCGGGCTTGTCCCGGAAATCGTCGAGGTCGAGTATAGCGACGACATGGCGTCAACCGTGCTCGGATACGACGGCGACGAGGACTATGAGATCAGTGCGATTTGTGACGACGCCTACAAGGCGACGATCATTGAGTTCTAGGCGCGGACGACAAAGTCGGCTAGCGGTAGGTAATCGCTCCCCTGACGGGACAGCCGGGCTCACCACCCGGCGGCGATAGAGGCGCGGGTCTCGCGCCGTTTAATGCACAACGCCGGTCACAAGTCCGGCGAAAGCCAAAGGAGAAACCATGGACAAGAGCGAAGTATCCCAAGCGGCTGCGACTCTCGGACGCAAGGGTGGATCGGTGAAATCAGTCGCGAAAGCCGAAGCGGTGCGAAAGAACGGGGCGAAGGGCGGACGGCCGTCAGGTCAGCTCGTCGCGCAATGGTCGGGCGATATCAAGGTGGGAATCTGGGATAATGAGACCTGGATGCTCAGGCTCTACCCAGATCGCGCGATCCTCAAATACCCGACGGTTCGCTGGGTCAATAACCAGGGGGGCCTCGAGCATCGTGCGACGCGGATCGAGGGGAAGGTACATGCGCAGCTGCTCAAAGTCATCGAGCAGGAAACGCAAGACGCCGAGGACTATACCGAACGGATTCGTGATTTGGTGTGGGATTTCATTGACTGATTTCCGGTCCGATGGTAGACTGATATTGGTAGCTACAGTTCAAGGGCCGATTGGGCGGAAGCCCCGCGCTATGCGGGGCTTTTCTTTCTGCAAGTCCCATTATGGATATCGGGTTGCGAAACTGCCAAGCTTGTAGTATGCTTCCCTAAATGAGCGCCGAGCAAACATGCAGTGAGAAAAAGGCCTATGGGTCGAAGCGCGAGGCTAAGTCCTATATCGAGTATTACCATTTTTCCCGAAAGTACATTCACGCCTATCTCTGCCCTACCTGCGGACTATGGCACATCGGACACAAGCGATGGCGACCTACATTAGACGAGACGGTATCTGACAATCAGACGATTTTTGACTGAGAACATCTCTTCCTCGTCGTGATAGATTTCCGCGAATCCATGCGACCACGAGTTGAGCGGACGATACTCGGGGTGAAGCCCGCAAAGGCACCCGAGCGACCAGCACGATATGATATCCCCATTGATTGAGCGTT